CTGTGTAATCGCTCCCGACGAGCATCACTGAACCCGTGCCAAGCAGATACACCGCTCCGCAGGCTCCGTAAATCGCCGCTGCCTGTCCCGCCGGAATGCTGACTACTCCGTCAGCCCCTGCCGTAACTCCCGGAGCAGTGGACGCGTACACCGTTGCAGTACCGTCGTTCCGGAGCCAGGCGTTTGTGCCGCCCGAGTAATCCGCCCTGATTTCCGCGCCTGTGAGCGCGATTGTTTTTGATGTCATGATTTATCCCTCCAAAAGTACCTTTTTGCCGTTGTAATAAAGCCCATCTGCCTTTGCCTCAAGCTTTCTGCCTGTATCATCGGTCGTGCTGTATATAGCCCATCCTTCGTTTGTTGCTTCAAATCTATACGTAATGTTTTTGCTGTTAACGAAAGAAAGTCCGGATGGTCTAAGATAAAACTTGCCCCCTTGGTAGACCCACAGTCGTGTAGTATTATCCACCTCAATCGTTATGCCTTTTTCATCGTGGTTATTGAGAATAATCATGTTGCCGCCGGAACTAAGCTCTACAAGCTGCTTGGGGTAGTCTGATGAAATAGTCAGATGCGACGCGTTAGTCCCGCTCAGCATAAAGCCATTACTAGCGCGCTGAAGAAACGCCCACAATGCGCCGTTCTGAAACATACACAACCCTTGTCCGTCCTGCACCGCGGCATACGAGGTTTGGGTCGGGGACACAAGCTTTTCAGCAGTTCCTCCTGACTGGCTGAGCTGCTTTCTCAGCTCGTCTATCTGCTTTTCTGTCTGGGATTTGGGCTGCGTACGCATAACGGGTGCTTCATCGGATTGTTCCGCGACATCGCTTTCCAGCGAAAGCGTAGCTATTGCGCTGGTTCCGTCCGCGGCATCGGAGTATTCATCAGCATTCGCACAATATATCGTTCCTCCATTGCGGTACTTCCACGTTACCTGTGTAGCCACACTGATTATCTGCCCGATGTCGATAGTTCCTCCGGAAAATGCCAATACGTCTAGCGGCTCTATTGCCGGGTCTGGAACGCCGCTTGCCTTGACATAGCGAGTAGGGTAGCTGCGATTGTTAAGATAGCTTTGATTTATCGCCGCCTGCTGTTCGGCGGAAAGCGACTGCACGACAGGGTTTTTCGGCAAGTTCAAAGCGCCTTCCTTGATATGCGGGGCGTCAGTTCCAGTCCAGGTTTTGACCCTGCTGTACAGCTTCACATTTTCGCCCTCATACGATTGCAGATATGCAAGGTAAGTGCGTGTGTCGCTATATTCTATATTGGTGCGCTCTTTGCCGGTTATAAGGCGGTCATAATTATCGCCACCCTCGTATTTGTACTGCTTTAACTGAACCAGCCCGCGATAATCGGCAAATGCACAGCAATTCACGGTCTGTGCTATCCACATCACGCCGTCCCAGCAGGACTGAATGCTTTCCGCTGAAAAATCGGGCGTGATATCCGCATTGGGGAGTGCGTTGAAGTCGCTTTCCGAAATTGCCACGCCGACATTACAGCGGTTGCAGAAATATGTGAGTGCCGCGTAAAAGCTGGTCGTTGGAGGCGACCCTTTGTCAACGGCAAGTCTGCTGAGCGTGTCGTGCGCGGTAAGGCTCACCATGTTCTGCTTTCGGGCAGCCTCTCCGCCGTCAACATAGAACGGCGGCAGCGGGACGTCTTCCCATGTTTCGGATCCGTCGTCCGCAGTAGCGGTGACAATGCCGTATTTAAGACTGATAACCGCTCCACCGAAATCATGATCGTATGCTTTGGCGTCGCGTATTTTTATCCGCATTTCCGCAGAGTTCACCGTGCCGATGTCGAACTTGGAGGAACTGCTCACTTTACGTGTGACGGTCAGGGACTTCTGCACGATTATACTGTCGTCAACAGGGATTATGGTTCCATCTTTCAGCCTTATGCCGCCGGTGATACGGTCTTCACGGACGGGGGCGCGTATTGCTTCTATGTACTTTTCAGAAACCGGATACATTTGCCCTCCTTAATACTCGATGAAGCTGCACTCGAAGTCAAAGATACATTCATCGTAAGTGCTCCGCTGCAAGACAAGCTTGGGCTGTCTTGTTGCCTGCGGATATCCGGTGAACGTTATCTGCTTTCTTGTGAGCAGGTCGTAGTATGTTACCTCAAGCGTTGTGGCGTCTATCATGTTCAGCAGCTTTGACAGGTCTTTTGCTTTCAGCCGCCATTTATATTTTGGCGCGTGATGCTTTCTGCGGATAACCGTTCTGTGAAGATATCCGGCTTCGTCACGCACGCTGTCGTCGCTGTCGAAATCGCTGTCTACTACTGTCCATTCGCGCGGGGTAGGCGCTTCAACGCCGTTTATTTTGAGCCATGATAATTTCTCTATATCAGCCATGTTTCACCGCCTTGATTCCACTATGTCAACGGCGGCAAACAGAAAAAGCCGCCTGTCATTTCGACAAACGGCTCTGTGGCTCTCTATCCATTATAGCATGGATTTGCGGCTTTGTAACTGTATTCTTTTATATAGCGGGGTCAAGGCTTAACTGCTCCCACTGGCTGGTCTCCACAAAATTTGTAGGGAGCGCCACGCCGAACTGATGGCAAACGTCCTCTGCCATTTCAGCAATTTTTGCCGGGTGGCTTTTCTGGTCTTTCATCACCGTGCGCAGCGTCCTGATAAGGCTTGCCACTTCTCCGGCAGATGTAGCCTTTGTAGAATAAATCTGCGCCGCACTGTGGTTTTCTATCTGCTGTTTCATCTGCTCAAACGCCGAAACATACGCCGCAGTGAACAGCACGCCTTTCTTTCCGGTGAGCTTGTTTGCTATCATGTCGCAGCCTTTCTTGGTGATGAGGTAGCAGGGGAGTTCCTTGTTCTGCTCGTTGCGGTAGGTTGCTTCTACGAAATATTCGGACTGGGGAATTTTCCCCTCTCCTAAATACCCGATATAAGTACGGATTGATTTGAGAAGCTCGTTGTGCGTTCTCTCAATCTTTTCCGCAACTTCTCTGCTATCGGCATAGTACTTGCCGTCATAGTTCGTGAGATTAAATGTGTTCATCATGCTCTCCTTTTCAAGTCGTTATTTTGCGCTCCCGGGTTCGTGATTCAATCATATCACATACTTTTCGGCTTGTCAAATTAAGCGGTGACCATTATCTGGTGTAAAAATGTCAGCCGATTGATAATTATTATCAATCAATTGGTTGGTTACAAAAGTAACCAAAGTGATTTTTGATGTTTTGCATAGAAAAAAGCACCCTGCGTTGTGCAAGGTGCTGATTTTGTTAAATCACTTTATCGTTCTGCCCTATTGTTATCAAAGGTATAGAAACGTGTCCCATCGCTCGGCATACTGCTTCAAGGTTCTGCTTGGTAGTGCTAGGGAACATGCAATTCTCACTCTCCAGTTCTTTCTTAAATTTAAGCCTTAAATCATTAAGGATTTCAAGCGCAGCGATGTATTCTGCGGCAGTAAAAGCCTTTCTGGGCTGAATTGCAGGTTCTTCCTGCTTCTGCTCCAGAAGTTTTTCCTGCTTCTGTTCCAGTATGGGGATATCCGCCGTCAGCCCGAAGTACTTCAGCATACACTCGCAGCCCTTACGCGTGATAATGTAAAGGTCTGCAATGCACCTCGGTACGCTCGGATTTTCAGTCTTGAAAGTGCGAAGTTCTGCGTTTTTAAGATGGCGGTAGTGAAAAATATCAAAGTTGGGGTGCTTGTGGAAATACGGATATATCGCTTCCTTTGACATTCCGGTGAAGTGCGCGAAGTCTGCGGCGGTTATCACCGGGCTTCCGTGCCATGTCTTGGGGTAGTAGTGGTATTCAGCGGTTTCAAGGGTGAGCTGTTCGGCTTCGTACTGCTCCGGCTTGTTCCTGAAATAGCTGTTCACAAGTTCGCGCTGTACCTGCCATGCGAGGTCGTCGTTAAAGGATTTCGCAAGCATGAGGTAGCCGCTTTCGGTGAGAAGTATCAGCCCGTTTGGCGCGGCAATTCCAAACTCGTTTTTGGCTTCGGACGAATTTCGTCTGAAGCAATCAACGCCCTCTATAAAGCGGTTTCTGTTAGCTTTGAAATTTCTATGTGCGGTTCCGGGTGTTCTCTTGTGAACCGCGTCAATCTCCTTGAAAGTTACTACGCGCTGTCCGTTGTATTCCTTGACCGGGAGCTGCTGATTGTTTATCTTGATTAACTCGCTCATGCTCTCACCCCGCTTGCCGTAGCAGCTATCTTGTCAAGTTCGATGACAAGCTGCTCGCTTAAATTCGCGATACCCAGAAGCACGTCTGTGTAAATTTTCTCCTGCTTTTCCGGGATAAACTCCGCGCACGCAGCTACCCACGCTATCGTTCCGAGCCTTTCAGCCTTTGCTGATACATTCAGTATCATGTCTTCTGTAATTGTGTTGTTCATAACAAATTCCTTTCAAAACACTTGACAGGAACGCTGTTCTGATGTATAATAGATTTCAGATTGGGCATTCCTGTCCTTTCAAAACACGTAACGGTAACGCTTTACTTCCTACGGTGCGGCGTTGCCGTTATTTTTTTAGTTTTTCGTAGACTTCCTTTATGCCCTGCCGAATAATCTCAGCTTTAGTTAAGCCTGTTTTTTCGGAACAATATTCCAGGCGCTTAATATCTTCTTCTGAAAGCCGTATTCTAGTGCTTAGTGTTTTAGGGTCGTCAGTCGGTCTACCTGTTTTTGGGGACATTAGCTTCACCTCTTTTCTGTGTCCACATATATCATAACATAAGTGGATACATAAGTCAACCTTTTTCTCAAAATTTGTATAAATATACAAAAACCGCCCTGCGTTTTTGTGCAGGGCGGGAAAGTGTTTTATTCGTTGGTCTTGCTGTTATCTAATGGTTCGTCCTTGTTTTCTGCACACAATTTTTCAACGATTTTCGAAACGTTGACCTCAGTATCTCTCTGGCTTTCATACATTTTGACGAAAACAGCAACTGCCCAATTGAACGCTAGTGAAGCAAATATACCGAAAACAAAAATCAGACAATAACCAAGATTAGCCAGCTTGGCATCACCTTCCTTGGCAAAAATTACGATACCGAGAGAAATAACAATGGCAAACGCCAGCAAAACGATAAGAATCACCGTGATAACCGTGGCAAATGTTGCGAGATTGTTTGCAGCTTTGTCAGATGCCGAATATTTGTTTGTCGGCAATTTGGCAGTTAAGCCATTGGTACCTATTCCGCCACTGTATGCCGTCGGCTGATTGTTTTCTTTTTCCATAAAACTACCCCTCCTTGCATCAGATTATAACACATAAGAGGGGTTTTGTCAAGTATCAATTTACCAACCGTGTCCGTTAGAATATGTCATTTGCTTGCTGGACACTCTGTTGACAGCGTTCGCGACTTCTTCATCGCCCATTTCGATGGAAGTATATATGTTGATTTCCTGCGGGGCGGTATCGGCGTTATTGGAGGCTGCCTTTACGCTGTATTCGTCAAGGACACTGGTCAATGCGTCTCTCGCGTACCCTACATCACGCTGAACAGTCGGACCCTGGCTCTTGGCTTCACGCGTTACGGTCATAGCGGCAGTGGCAGCGATATCGGCGTTGATTTCCTCAACACTTTTCTTTAAATCAGACACGCCGTTTCTGTCTTCGTAGTCGCCCCTCAATACACTTTCTGCGTCGGTTCCGCCAAGAGCGCCTCTCCACCATGCCAAAGTAAGGTCAGTTTCAGCACCAATTTTTGACGCATTCTTGCTTATAAAATCGTTCAGATTGTTTGAGCCATCAAACGGATTAGTCTCGGCGCGATTTTTCAGGTCGGCTATTGCCTGTGTGCCGGCTTCTGCATTGAGCTCGTCAATCCTTTGATTAAGACTGCTTATAATCTCAGATGTCTTAAAATTGAGTTCGTCAATTCTTGACTTGTAATTTTCCTCAATTCCCTCATGTGCACCTGCATAAATGGCGTCGTTGGTGTCAACCCCGAGCGCCTTCAGTTGGGCTTGGAGAGTTTCAAGTGAAGACAGCGAAGACGTTTTAGTGTTGGACATTCTTTCAACGGCAGTCTTGTAACTGTCGTTTATTTGAGCCAGAGCACTTTTCGCTGTGCTTTCGTCCATAAGCGCTATTTTATCAGATGAGAGCGCAGACAACTGCTGGTCTATGTATTCTTTGCTTTCAGAGCCGAGAGAAGCATTGGCAACCTTGGCGTATTTGTCTTGCGTAGATCTATAATCCTCAAGAGCTGCTTCATATTCTGCTGTTCCTTTTTTGGCGGTCGAGAGCGTTTCTACCGCAGAGGACATCTGCTTATTGAGGGCAGTGAGGGCTTCGTTGCCCTGATTTTTTTCTGCGTAGAGCGCATTAATTATCTCGTCTTTTGCAAGCCCGGCTTTTTCAGCGACAGTGTCCCACGAATCGCCTATGCCTAAAATCACATTATTAAGTTCAGTTGTCAGGTTCGAGGAAATAGCGTTGCTCATGCTTTCGCTTGCTTCCTTGATTTTCCCGGCAGCTTCCTCTGACATATTGCCGCTGGCTTCGAACGATTTTGCGAGGTCGTCAAGAGTGCCGAGAGAATCCTCAATGGTTTTCTTGTTTGCTTCTATCGCTTGCTGGTTTTGGGCAACCTTATCGTCGGTTTTGGTTATCTCATCTGCCCATGCGCTGTATTTATCAGCGATATTCTGAATAGATGTGCCGACATCGCTGTAAAACACAGATTTATATGTTTCGTCGGTGAGCTCCCGCACCGCAGTAGTACAGCCAATCATAGCCCCGGTCAATGAGCCGACCAGTGTAATCACAGCGCCGACAGGGTTTCCGAGCGCGATGAACGCCGCTATAGCGCCTCCCGCGATCCCTATTCCAGCTGCAAGCTGCGTCCAGTTATTCGCAAGGTTTCCAGTTCCCTTGATGAGATTTTTCAGGGAGTTATACAGCAGCACTCCCGAAGAAGCGCCAGCCGCGAGCCCTCCGACAAAGCCGAAAAGTCCGCTAGCAGCCTTGCTGCCTATCTGCGAAACAAGTGTTTTTATAGCGTCGCCGACCCTGCGCAGGTTTGTGATGAAGCCGATTATTTTTGACCCGACAAAAACTCCGCCGATAGCCGCTCCCACCGCCTCAATCCACGGCAGCGCTTCCTTGAACCAATTCCTGATATTCTCCGCGATTTCCTTTGTCTTACTTTCAACGCCGTTAAGGAAGTCATATGTGGGAAGCTCGATATCAAGGTCAGTGGAGTACCCGGTGCCCGAACCGCTCTTATTCGTATGCGAACCGATGATATTGAGCTGGTCAACTCCAGCCAGCGAACCTTTGAATTTTTCCGTTGCCGCCGTTGCTTCGTCAGCCGCGCCCGCGATATCGTCATAGCCGTTGGAAACGCCGCTGAGGTCGATTTTTGGCAGCTCAAAGCCGAGGAAATTTGCGATACCGTTTGCCGCTTCGGTCAGCACCTGCACAAACGTCGTGAAATACGGCAGGAGCGCCGACAGCACAGGCATGAGCATATTTCCAAGCGCGCGTGTAAACTGCTGAATACGCGCTTCAAGCACGCGCACGCCGTTGGAAGCAGTGTCGATAGTGCGGCTCATATCTCCGGTAACGCCGATGCCTTTTGCCTGCTCTATCATCGCCACATAGCGGAGCTGTGCTTTCTGAGCCTGCGTCATGCTTTCGTAGGTCTGGGTTATGCCCTTGCTGTATGCAAGCTGTTTCAGCGTTGCTTCATCAAGCGCAAATCCGAGGCGCCGCAGGGGCTCCAGTTCCCCGGCAAATCCCGACTGCACCTTGTTATACGCTTCCTCCGTGCTGATGTTGTAGAACGAAGAAATATCATAAGACAACTGGGTCAGGTTTTTGGACATGAGGTCTGCCTTGTCAGAGACTACGCCAAAGCCCTTGCCGACCGACTGGAAGAATCCCTGATATCTTATCCAGTCAGAGGTATCAACGCCGAGCGCCGCGTTGACCGCTTCCGCGAATTCAAACGCGCTGGACGCAGATTTCCCCATTGTGACGTTGAACAGGTTCAGGTTTTCAACATACTGCGCGGAAACGTTGAAACATTTGTCGAGTACTTTCTTAAGCTTCATCAGCGAAGCCCACGAAATCAGCGACTTTGTGGACAACGAACCGAGAGTGCGCCCCAGACCGCCCAGACCTCCGCTGTTGTTGGACTGACGGCTTGCCGCCTGCATTACCTGTGCGAGTGCAGTGAGCCCCTGTGCCGCCTGTTCAGCCCTCTGCATGAGGGGTTCAAGCGTTGTTGTAAGCTGCCGAATGCTGTTCGAGAACTGCGTAAAATCAATCTGGTTGATACGCTGTGCCACCGTAGGCAGCCGGTTCAGCGCATTTGCAAGCTGACGTATCGCTGTTGCGTTTTCTGTCCGGAATGCCGCCATCGCCGAGTTCAGCATTTCAATGCGCGATGTGTCTATCGCGGACATTGAATTTATAGCCTGAACCACCGCCGGAAGCCGTGACAGGCTGTTAATGAGCGGCGTAAGCCGGATATCCTGAATGCTGCGCAGACTGTTCAGCGCATTCGTGAGCGAAGAAAGCTGCGCAGATACGTCCGGGAACGTCGCTATCGCCTGGACTGCTCCGGAAGCCTGCGAAAGTTTGTTTATCGCATTGACATAGCTGCTGACTTTCGGAGCTCCGGTCAGCGTGTCAAGGGATTTCAGCGCATTTGCAGCCTGTGTTATCTTGTCCAGCCCAGACAGACTGGAGATAGCACGCCCAGCTTCTGCAAGCTTCTCCAGCTGCTTTGTGAGCTTGTTCAAACCATTTCCGGTAGTGAGTGCCTGCACCGGAGAAAGCAACCGTTCAAGTGTTTGCTGGAGCTTTTCAAGGCTCTGCGCCGCGTCCGCTCCATCGGCTTCTATCTCTATCTGGAGTTCGTCAATCGTTGCTTCTGCCATTATTTCTGCTCCTTTCTCTTGCCGCCAAGAGCTGCGACAAAGTTGTCAAGAGCAATTTCGGCCGCCAGCTCGGCGCGTTCCTGCTCTTCAAGTTTTTCCTTTTCCGTCATTTCACGCGGGAATATCTCCATAGGCTTGCCCGGATATTCCGCCCGAGGACTTCCTTGCTTGGCGAAAGCGTTTGAGAGAACCACCTCGAATGCATTCTTGCAGTACAATCCATTCAGCCACGCGCTGAAATTCTGTTCTTCCAGTTCGCGTTTGCGCCGCTTGTTGTAAGCTTGAATAAAAAAGCTGGGAAGGCAGTTTTCGCCCTCCCAGTAATCCGTGTAGCTCATGCCGAGCGACATGCACAATATGCACTTTTCGTCAAGCTGCTTGACTATTTCTTCGGGAGATATCAGTCCTCGTCCTCGTTCTCCCAGATTGCGTTTCCCTCGTCACCGTCAGTGGCCTCAGGGTCGCCCACAAGGTCCTTTATAGCGTCAACGTAGCTGTTGATGAGCTTTTCGCGGAAAAGCTGCTTCTTGCTCTGACCGAGGGCGTCGTATATCTCCATTGCCTTCTTCTCAGAGATGGCGGGCTGGTGCTTCTTGAAAGCGCAGTGAATAAACGGAGCCAGCGCCACAAACGGATTATCGAATACATCTGTGGGCTTATTTCCGGTCATTGCATACGCCTTTGCGGTCGCGCGGTCGAACTCTGCCTTATAAGTCTTTCCGCTGTAGCTGATAGTGAGTGCCTTTGCCATTTTGTTTTCCTCCTGTAATGTGTAGTATTACTCGTCTGTCGGTTCTGTGAACGTGATACTGTCGTCAATCCACTTGGGCTCGCCGGTGGGGGCTATGTAGCAGTCGATTTCGACAACGGAGTTGACCTCAAGCGCAGGAATGCCAAGGGCGCTCGGCTTACCTGTGTATGCAGCAGTGTCTCCGTTTTTCAGCTTGATGAAGAACCATGTAGCCTTGTCGTCCTTTTCGGCTGCTTCTGACGCCGCAACCATCTTCGCCCACTCCTTCTTGAGCAGTGTTGTGAAGTTAGCCTTGTAAGTGGAAGCGCTCGAAAGGTCTTTCAGACCGGGGGTGAATGTTTTTGCTTCGGTACACGAAAGATCGCTTGTATCGAGCATTTCCGGCTGCGGGTTAAGGTCGGGACCGGACTTGATATCCGGAATAAGCAGCGCGGTCTTAGGCATGGTGCCTGCGACCGTTTCAACCGCATATCCGAATTTCGCACCAGCCGAGCTGATAGGAATTCCTCTTACCATGATTTAACCTCCTATGAAGTATAAACTATATTATCTCTGCCGATAATGCCCGAAAACCGCATTGTATAGCGGTATATCGTCATATCAGCAACATTGGGGACAGGCTGTCCGAAAGTACGGATAAAGCCTAATTCCTGCATTTTCTTGTCAACAAAAGCTGCTATCTCCCGTGCCTGCGCCTTTTTGCCGCTCTGCCTGTTGGAGTACACCTCGCACTGGTACATAAGCTGTGCGTGGTTTTCTCTGCATTCAGCCGTCTGTGAGGGAGCATAGCAGCTGTTGTCCTGTTCCCATAAGCACACCGCCGGGAATTTCGCCGGGGTGTCGCTTGACGTGCTCACAACTGAAATGCCCTTGTATTCCTCGCGCAGGGCGGTCGCCACATAGTCAAACACCGTGCTTTCAATGTCAATCATGTGAACACTCCCTTTGCTGTCGGAATCACCAGCGCTCTCAGCTGCTGCGCCGTATTGTACATGAACGGTCTGGACGGCATGCCCTTTGTCCATGCGACATAGGTGCCGTCTTTCAGCCGTTTTCGTGTGGGATTTGTGTCCCCGTCGCCGGACGGATACCACCAGCCGAGCTCCCCGTGACCGTTTACGTCATAGGACCAGCCGAGTATCGCCGGGTCAGGGTGGGGGCTTCGTGAGCCCTTAATGCCTGTGCCGAACTCCACATAAGCGGCATAGCCGCATGTGCACTTCACAAATCCGGTATTACCGCCGTATTCGCTGTGAATACCATTCTGCAAAGCGCCCGTCATGTGAATGCCGCCTGCTTCCACCAGCGCAATGTTCGCGCCGATATCCGCAAGCTGCCGCACAAGCTCCTGCGCGTTTCGTTCGAGATTTGCGCGGTATTCCGCAAGCTCCCTCACCGCTTCGCGCACTCCGGAAGCAGACAGTTTAACCGTTATCCGTTTCATCTATCTGCACCTGCTTTATCGCGTACTGAACGGCGTTCAGGCTCTTTGCGACCGCTTTGACGATATACTGCTCCGTGCCGATATACACAAGTGAATTTTCGTTAATCGGACATCTGGTGTCGTGGGTTATCATCGTGCGGTCGTAGTCCAGCAGATTGCCGAACTGCTGCTGGGAATAATCCCCCTTGTTGGAGGAAACCGAAATCATCAGCGCCGTTTTGTCGCCATATTTCGGTGCAAATTCGCCAGTAGCACAGCCGTTGTCGTCAGTAAGCTCCGCGTTCCCCAGATACAGCGCGTATTCAACTGAAATCTGGTTGCGCTTCAGATCTCTCATTACAGCACCCTGCCTTTCGGTGTGACTTCCGAAAGAAGCTCCTCCGAGGCCCACGCATTGGAATACGCACGGCTCACGCCGTTCTCGCTGTGGGAAGTTTCTCCCTCAGCGCCCGCCTTTGCGTAGAGGTCAGCGGCTATGCGAAGCTGTAAATCGAGGTATCTGCCTTCAAGTTCGCCCGGGAAATCCTCGAACGGATATCGCCGTGCCATGATAGCGGCTTTCGCGGTGTCAAGATAACTTTCCGCTTCTGCGTCGCTTATCTCCGGCAGGCGGATTTTCAGCTTTTCTGTCTGCGTCATTGCCGCCCTCCGTTCTCTCAACTTCGTAGCCCATCGAGCCGAGAACAGCCGCTGTGTCTTTGCTGACATCAGCTATGCCGTTCTCAAACTCCGCAATGACCTTCCCGCAGGTCATCACGATACGGGCGTTGTCGCCCTGATGTACTATCATGTCGCACCGAATGTAAGCTTGCCGTGCAGCTTCTCGAAGCCGTGATCCAGACCAGCCTGTCCGAAAATCTGATACTTCCATGCCGCGCCGGTTTTATCGAGCGGTTCAAGGAAGAAGTTACCCTTTCCGGGAGTGGGCTGTTCCACCAGATGTACAGCAGCAGGATTGAAGCACAGCGCAGTGTCCTGCGGCATTGTCCTTGACAGTGCGATTCTGATTGTGCCGTAATCGGTTATCAGCCGCTGAATGTTGATTCCGGCTTCCGTCACGCCGGGCATGAAATAGCCGCTGCCCTCGTAAGCTTCGGAAATAGCCGCCTTGATATCAGAGTTGATAAGCAGCAGATAGCCATCGATGTCGGTGTTCGCGTCATACAGCTTCTTGAAGAAGCTCTTAAGCACGGAGCGGACGGTGGAAGAAGATACCGCTGCGGTCTCCTTGACGGCGTTGGTGACGATAGCTTCCAGAATACCTCTGGTCTGGTTCGCGTCAGTGTTGCCGGTGGACTTGTGGTACTTGCCGTTAATGCAGGTGTACTCGATGTCGTTGCGAATCTTCTGCATGGTAGCGGCGGTCTGGAACTGAAGTTCAGACGTGGGGTTCTCAACCTGCCCCGCAACGTTCACGCCGGAAAGCTGACCCATATTGCTCTCACGCGCATAGGAAATCGCAATGGATTCCTGGAAAATCTGAGTTACGTTTGTTGCCTGGGAACGGGTAACGTTAGCCGCTTCGGGTGCGGTCAGCGAATCGCTCTCAGAAATCTTGGGCTGAGAGGGAGTGCCGAGCGCGTACTCCTGATTTACGGGAAATTCAACTGCATTGGTGGTCTCGGGCGCACCGATGAGGTTGAGAAAAGGTGTGGTGGTGATACTCTTGGTGTAAAGCGCACCGGAGTAAGACACCAGATCGAAATTCATGCCTGTTGCCATTATTACCTCCGTTAGTCTGTGGGAATGTTCCTGGCGTTATGAACAGCGTCCGCAGCCTTGATGATGTCAACGATAGAGCCGTTCTGCACCGCCTTGTTGTACTGTTCCTGCGCGCTGGCGGCATTGCCTATCGCGCCGGGGTTCGGTGCGGGGGTCTGCATTGCCGCCTGCTTTGCAGCTTCGGCAGCAGCCGCCGCGTTTGCGGAAAAAGAGCTTATGAGGCTGTCAGCGAATGCAAGCGACTTTCCCTCATCGTCGGACACAATGCTGTCCAGCAGCGGGGAATAGCACTCCTCCTTGATTCCTGCCTTGACGAACTTTTCCTGCACCTTGGTGCGGTTCAGCAGACGCGTGTTTTCAGCCTTTATCTGTGCGGCTTCCTCCATGAGCTTCTGGTACTTTTCCTGCTCGGAAAGCTTGTCTGCCTGTTCCTGGTCGTACTTGTCCGCCTTGTCCTTGTAAGCGCTGAACTTGTCCTCAGCCGCCTTTGTCTTGGCGTTGATTTCCTCGTGGTGCTTTGCAAGGATAGCTGAAATCTGCTCGTCCGTGATGTCGGGCATTAAGTCTTTGAGTTCCTGTCTTGTCATCGCTTTTACCTCCTGATAACACCGCGTAACGCTGCGGCGGCGAATTTTTGTGCATATATAGCAAAAGAGCCGCTCCACCCCTAAAGGTGAAACGGCTCAATGGCTCTGAAAATATTAAATTATAAGTACTGCACCGTGCAGCGGCAGTTGGCAATTTCTGATACGCCCGCGCCAAGTGAACCATCGCATGGGAACATCATCTGATATCCGCCGATAATAAACGGCTGGTCTATCGGTACGGTCTGCCCGGAAGCTTCCCGGTGAGTGCGCCGCACCTTGCTGTCCCCGAACGTTTTCCAGCGCTTGCGGGTGAATCCCCGGCTGAGCGCCGCGTCCATCTGCGCCAGGTTGCACATCGCGTTGACTTCCGTCCGCGCGGTGTTCAGCATGCGGTCGTAAAGTGGGATATCGCAGCCGCCGACCGTTGTGTCAAGTATCTGCATAGATAATTCCGTGGCGTGATTTCTGACCCACGCCGAAGCATTCCCCACGCCCTCTGCGCCCAGCGTTTCGAGGTACTGCGGGTAATATCTGTTGAACAGTTCAATGTAACTCCGTGCGAACTCGGCAGCAGCCGCCGCATAAAGGGCGGCGCTGTCAAGCTGGAAAGGAGAATATGCCAATGAACGTTGAATGGTGTCGTAGTATCTGAGCAGTATTCGCTGTAATGCAGCCGCCATGACTACCCGAAGGCGCTTTTCCGCAGAGGTTATGTCCATCTCCCCGAAAAAGATTATGTTGAGCTGGTCAACAGCGGCGAGACTATTCGCTTTCGCCATCGTCCGCACCGCCCTTTGCAGTCAGCTTTCTGAATATCTCGTCAAACTCGTCAGGAGCGCCGGAATCAGCATTATTCATGACCGCCGCCTTATCCTGTTCGCTCTGGTTCTTCCACTTTTCGAGATACTCCACGCTCTCAACATAGACCTGCTGCGGGTCGGAATACAGTCCGCAGTTTTCGATAGCGATACGCGGGTGTATTCCGGCTTCAAGCTGATTCTGCAAGCCCTGTGTCTTGGTAAGCAGATTATCGGTCTTGTTGCGCGTGAACTTTATGTCGATATCGTCAACGGTGAGGTCTGCGAAATCCGCAGGCACCGTTGACGATGTTGTGACCGTCCTGATGATTTTCAGCACGTTTTCAACGAACGCTTTTTCGCTTTCGTCAAACGACTGCTCAAACGACTTCGCCGCGGCTTCCGCCTGCGTCCAGCCCTCGCCGATAATGAGAGCCTGTCCGGTGTTGCCGCCTGCCGAAGCCTTGCGGTCGGGAACGGCGGCTATCTGGAGCATTTTCTGATAGAGGTCGTCGGCGTAGGTCTGCGTCTGTGTCTGGTCGAGTACGTTCTGCAGCATCTGAATGCTTGCAGGCATATTCGGCGCGGATTTTGTGCAGATACCGCCCTTGGCGGCAAGCTCCGCGAACTGTTCCTCGTCTATCTCCACGTTGTTGAACCACGTCAGCGACTGTATCTGCTGTTCGATACCGTCCGCGCGGTTGGAAGCGATGTTGTTCAGTTCGTCGATTATCCCGAGGACTGTTTCGAAGCAGCCCTGCCGCGTGGGATTCGCCCAGTATTCCGTGACAGGATTGAACACTATTTCGGATTCGCCGACAAGCACGTTATCTTCGAACTGCCAGCAGTGGCTGTCGGAATAAATCGTGTACTTCTTCTTCGGGATATCGGTGATATCGTCTATCATGTCGTCCGTACTGTAGATAACTGACAGCAGCACGCGTTTGGTGAAGTCGTTCGCGCGTATTGTGAACGTGCAGCGCGGGTCGCACACATATGTATGAAGTTCCGTGCCCTCATACAGCGTGATACGCTGCGCCACTCCGCAGATGAAAAGCCACTGCGCAAGCTCCCTGTCCTTGCTGGATTTGCCGAGCTTGTACATCAGCTTGTTCAGCGCCGCAAGGCTCTCATCGTCCGCCCTGTTGTTGGCGTCATCGAGGGTATCCTTGCCCCGGTAAACGTACTGCACCGGCTCGCCGAACGTGAAGCCGGTCTTGAAATTGGTTATCTCGGCGGCATGGTTTATTACGACCTTATTGTTTATCTCTGGCCGTACTTCCTTTGTGCGGTCGAGAATGTCCATGCGCCCGCGGTAGTAGTTATACAGCCGCTGGATATCGCAGACATTCGCGTTATGCACTGACATGGCGCGGTCAACTATCTGTTTCACGTTCTCAGCCGTGAAATTCCGCTCGGAAGTGTAGATACACCGCCTGCCGTAATTGTAGTTTTCCGTCATGCCTTTCCTTTCAGTTCGATGAGCCGTTCAACCTTGCACCGCTTGCAATAAGCGGATATCATTCCGGAAGCGGAAACATCAGCGTCAAACAGCCGCTTTCCGCATACCGGACAGTAGATTTTGATAAACGTCAGCATTCCCGCCCTCCTTTTCTCCATTATATCACATATTTTCCTGTTTGTAACTGTATTCTTTTTGTGGTTGCAAGGGCGGGATTCGAACCCACGGATTCCAGCTAATGAGGCTGGCGAGATAGACCGCTTCTCCACCTTGCTATATTGAAATTCCAGACCTTACGCAGCCGCACTGTTGCACGACTGCGCCAGGAGGAAGGGCAGGGCAGGCGGTGAACACACAAGCCGCCCGCCCTGATATATCAAATCCGCGTTTCCGCGAAAATGAACGTGAATTATCGTCTCGGCAATGAAACCATGATAGAATGCGCCAGTTCATCAGACAGCGCCCTGAAATGCCTGCACTTCGGGCAGCGCCTTTTCATGCAGCCACCGTTGATACCGCACTTATGGAGCGCACAGTAGAATTTCGGCTTTTTTCCGGTGAGTTTTCCGTTCAGAAGCAGGAATTTCGTCATGCTACCACCGCCGTTCTATCACTTTGACTGAACACAAGCCGTTATCCCGGTAATCCATCGCCATCGCAAGGCTGTCCGGCGCGTCGTCGTGCTGTTTTTTTGCTTCAACGGAAATACGGCAGAGTTCGTTCATCGCCTTGTCGTACATCTCGCCCCGCGCCTTGTCAGAACGGAATACCAGCCGCGACTTTATATCCGAACTCCAGCGCACTATTCTGTCCATCTTGCTGGATTTTGTGGACGCTCTCTGGCTCTGTATCGACATCTTGTAATTCCGTTCGCGCAGGGACTTGTCGATTTCCTCCGCGTATTCAGTGCCGCCGACGTTCGCTTCAAAGCGTGCCCTCGCAACATTATTGCGGGCATAAGCCGCGCAGACAAGCGGTTGCGTGACCGACTTATCCCCGGTGGAAAACACCCAGTCATGCACATACCCGGTATCGCCGAACCAGTAGATTATCGGCGCGGAAAGGCTGTCCCCACCGCCCCATGCAACGTCCACCACAGACATGATATCGCATTCGCCGTCCGGGAGCACGCCGTTGTAGTAGTTCAGCTCGTCACGCTCGAAAAGCAGACCCTCGCGGACATACGGGTCGCCCATGTACTTGCAGGACCATGTGCAGGGGTCGATACTCGCTTTCATGTCCTGATAGTAAGCGGTCGAAAATCCCAGCCCATACGGATAATCGAAGTTGCTTTCGCCGTTCTCGTTCAGCGCCGGAATGACCGTGAATCTTGCTTTCGGGTCATCGCCGTACTGCTGCTGCAAACGTCCGATAACATCTCCGACCGCCCATCGCGTACCGATGTGGAGTTCCCGCGCGCCGTCTTTCTTACGGTCTTTCAGCTGATTCAGATAAGCGTCGTACTTGTTCTGCAAACGCTGCGGATTGAGCGCTTCCTCCAAGTCCTCGATGATATCGTCCACATAAAGCAGATTTCCGACTTCCACCGCACCTGTCAGCGTACCAGTTACGGAACGGCATGTCAGCGTAGGGAAGCGCCGCTTGTGATTGACTGAAATACTCTCGTCCTCCGAGGACACCGCCACGACCTTTGCTTTCGGGAATACGTCATGCCAGAGGTAGTCCGGGTCGCTCAAAATGTCAAGGCATTCCTTGAAGAATCCCTTTGTCAGCTTATCGGAGTGGCCGGACATCACGTTCGCCTTGTCCGGCTCCCGCCCCATCAGCCAGGTGACATAGAAGATTCCGAGAGTTGATTTTCCAGTTCTTGGCGCTAAAGAGACTGCTAAAAGTTCAATCCTGCCGTCCGCTAAATCCTGCAAATCGTCAACAACAGGTTTCAGCACGTTCATTCTCGGCACATAGAATTTCTTCTGCGGCTCTCTGTCCCATTCCACATAGAGAAGATAGTAATGGAACAGGTGCGGTGCCAGCATGAGCGCCGCCTTTTTTGCAAGCTCATAGAACTTTATAGCGGTCTGCTGGTCAGACAGCGCAAGCTTTACTTTCTGCTGTGCCGCGATGTCATATATGCGTTCGTAATGCGGACGTGCCTTTTCAAAGTCCGTTTCCAGCCGGACGGTGTCGAAATACAGCGACAGGTTATCGTATGTGCTGATATCCCGTTTGGAAGCACGCCTGATAAGCTCCGATGTTTCCACATTTCCTCCTGAAAACAAAAAAAGAGCCACCCCGACCGTAAAGGTCAGAAGTGGCTCAAAGGCTCTGAAAATATTCTGTTGTTCTGATTATAGCACGGATTTTCCGGACTGTCAAGGGTTTTCGCGAAAGAATACAGTTACGCGGTCTGCTTCCATTCTGCGTAGCGGTTCTGGAATGTGCTCAGCGCTACTCCGGCTTCCTTTGCGGCGGCTTTATAGGTGAGTTTCCCGGCGGCAAGCCTGCGGAATATATCATCGTCAACTTCCTTGCGCGGTCTGCCTACTCTCCAGTTCGGGTCAGCGGCGGCAGCGGCTTCCTTGCCTGCCTGGGTGCGCTCCAGAATGGTGGCGCGCTCGAACTCCGCGAATGCAAGCAGATTCGTGACTATCAGCCTGCCCATCGGAGTATCTTCCACCAATCCCATGTTCATGATGTGGACCTTCACGCCCCGGTCAAGCAGCGTGGTGATGTAGTTCAGCCCGTGCTGAACAGAGCGTGCAAATCTGTCCAGCTTGCAGACTACCAGCGTATCGCCGCGCTGGAGCTTACCGACAAGCTCGTCGAACAGCGGACGTTCCTTTGCGCCGGAATAGGCTTCCTGCACTATCCGCGCCCCGGGATAGCTGCTAAGTATCTGCCTTTTCTGTTCCTCAAGAGACGTGCCGTAGCGCTGCTGTCCCTTGCTGGATACACGGCAATAGCCGTAGATCACGTCAGCTCACCTCTTTCCTTTTGCTGCCTGAATGAGTATCAGGAACGGCATTAGCAGGATATAGAGTAATCTCATGGTTGGTTCACCTCACTTCCTCACTTGTATATCTGTCCCCGGTTTCCTGCGTCCATGATTACGACAGTGAGAACATCGTGCTCGACCCGATATATCAGACGATAATCGCCAACGCGGAGCCGGAAATGTCCTGCTTCACCTTTCATCTGTTTTATATCGCCTTTTTCCGGGAGCATGGATATCGCCTTTAATATCCGTTTTTGCTGGTCTGCCGGTTGTTTCCTGATGAACTTTGCAGCCGGCTTCTCAATGATGATTTTATAATTCGTCAAGGTTTATTCCGAGCTCCTTTGCAAATTCATCAAGTGTTACACTGTCGTGCTTATGCGGGTCAGCGTCATTCCGGTAATCATCAAGCATTTTCTGACAGAATGCGTCATCCTCCGCTTCTTCGTTAAGCATTTTCTTCACGCTTGCCAGCAGAGCGCACACCTGCACTAGCTGTTCCTCGCTGAAACCGTCTATCATATTGTAGATCATTTCCTTGGTGCTCATGGTTCGTTCACCTCCTGTTACCTCCAGATAGTCTAATGGGGCTACATTGCTGCAGCCCCGAGTTTTTAATCTATGCGAAAGGCAGGCTAAAAAGCCATCTTCCGCAGAAAGCCGGAAATCCGTCTTTCACTGTTATTATACCCGATTACCGCCAATGTGTCAACCGTGATTGTGCATGAATTTTCTTACGGTTTTTTGAAACTTTGTTCACAACGATTGCGCTATTCCTCTGTTGACGCTTCGCTGTTCTCAGCCTTCTTCTGCTTCTTCCCACGCCCGTCGGGAAGCCCGGACGGTTCGAGAACTATCGAGCCTTCCTTGCGCTTGCCTGACGTTTTCGGCTGGACTACTACTTCGTAATCGAGATGGTCAAGAATCTGAACCAGCAAATCGCAAGAGATGTTGCTGTTCAGACGGCTACGAATACCAGCAGATGAAGCGTAACCCATCATTGTTGCAAGTTTTGTCTGTGTTACCCTTTTCTCCGCCATAGCGTCCTTAATTGCATCTGTTGCCGTCATATTGTTCTCCTTTCGCACGGTTAATTTGACTATATTTATTCTAGCACGTTTCCGCACGTTTGTCAAGCCCCCGCAGCCTTTTTTTGAAAAAATTTTATTCGAGGGGTTAAGAGATACCCTCCCGGGGTCGCCCTGGCAGCCCCCCGGGGTACCCCCTCCGGCGGCGGCAGTTCTCCGGATCCGGAGGGGCGGCGGCAGGTGGGCGGGGCGCGTGCCGCTCCTGCGGAGGGTGGCGAGGACCAGCGCGGCGGGTCCCTGTTTCCCTTTTATATAGTACTCCTGCACCGAGGGCGGCGCTCCTGCTGATTTCGTTGTGATTTTGCACAAAACAGCATACCGAGAAATCTTGAATTTATGGCATATATAACGAAAGTGCGAAAACGTGCTAAAAGAGTGCGTAAACGTATTGACAAGAGTGCGGAAACGTGCTATAATACAATCACAAACGAAAAACAAGCCGCCGAGGGGCTGAAACCTCGGAGAAATGGAGTATATACCATGACCAGACATTTTGACAACTTCGACCAGTACAGCGAGCACTACAACGAGCACGAGCACCGCGCCAACGATGTTGACATAGTGGAGTACGACGGGGCGAAGAAGCCGCACACCGACGCAGACGGCGAATTCACCTGCAAGAACCGTCAGACCGCAATCAAGCGCTTCGCGAAGGCCACCGGCTGGGAGTGGGCTCTTATCGAAGCAGAATGTCCCGTTTACGCTAAGAACCTTTCAACCGACTGCGACAGCGTGACCGCCGAGGAAGTAGAACCGGGCGTGTGGTATGTGGCAGCCCGCTACTACAAGGACGCCGCCCCCGCTGAGGCCAAGACCCCCGCCGACATCATCGAAGCAGCGACCGCAGCCATCGAGAACAAGCCCGCCCGCAGCGCATGGGCGCACGGTGTCAAGGCGTGCGCACTCTCGCAGGCGGCGCGGCTCGTCTGCGAGGCAGTAGGGGAGGTGATAGCATGACGAACTACAACGAACTTCTAAACGACGTCATCACTCTTCATGCAATTTCCAACGAGGCAGAGCGCATATATACCGAGTGCCCCGAATCCGACCCCGCCGAGCGCGCGTTTGGCGAGGCTTACAAAGCGGAATTTGAAGCCGTCGAAGCTCTGGCGAAGCTGTGCGCCCCGGAGCTCGGAGGAGTGAAGCAGGCACGCGCGGAGATATGGCACTACGTTGACGCGCACCCGGACGCGTACCGCGCCGCATGCGAGGCAGTAAAGGAGGTGATAGCATGACCGCAATCGAACTTAACGCCGGAGCGCTCAAGCTCCACCGCGACCGCTACGACGACACCACCGAAAGCACGCTTGTAAATATCCTCTGGGCGTGTGAGGAGCGTGACACCTACTTAATCGGCGAGCCGTGGGCGCTCGTCCCGTACGGCGGCATTGAGGCATACACCCTGCACAATATCCGCCTTGATGTCTGCTATACTCTCGACACGCGCGATATTGAACGCATAGCGCGCGGCGGCGTTGTCACCCTCCAGCCCCACGCCCCCGAAGATTGGGAGCGTGAGGAGATAGAACGCGAGGAGGTGGAGGGCGCTTGATGCTGCTTTATATCCTGCTCATGCCGTTCTTGATACTCATTGACGCGGCGAAAAACTCCAAATGAACACCCGCCCCGATAGGCTCGAAGCCTGCCGGGGCTTTTCTCTGCCTCCGGCTCGGTGGAGTGCGCCCGCGTTTTCCGGGGCGATTTTCTGCACCGCCGCGAAACACCCCCGAAATCGTGCGTATACGGCGTGTTTATATTGAGGGCATACAGTATACTCCTAAAGCGCAAACGTGCGTTTAAAGGGCAATTCCGGCGCAAATAGAGGCATTCCCCGCGCCGCCTTGATACGGCCGCCCGCGTTCTCGCCCGTGCTCGCAGATCCTCGGCGCTGCCTGCTGCCCTCCGAGCCAGCGCCGCCCGGCGTTCCTGCTGCCAGATCTGCCACCCAGACAAGCGGCACGCCCTCTCCGGAACTGTACGCAAATTCCCGCACGGCTCCCTGCGCATGCCCGGAATAGTCGCAGGGCAGTCGCGGAATAGTCGGCGAATAGTCGTGAAATAGTCGGCAATAGTCGCATGCCGTGTGAGAATCATATATATTATAATAATGTAGATAGAAAGGAAAAGAGAAGATATAGTATATCTCATATTATCTCCGCACATGGTAGTCGCAAGCACATTTGCGTTTTAAGACACCCGTGCGGCTCTGTACGCAACGAATAGTCGCAAGGCATAAAAAACTATACCCCCAGAACACAAACGTGCGTCCTAGGGGCAATTCCCACGCAAATACGCGCTATTCTGTTTTCGTGTCCTCTGTGCTGTCCTCGATAACTACTTCCTCGGATAGTCGGCGTTCTATTTCCTGCCTGTCCACGTCAGCACCGAAGATGTTCTTCGCCTGCACCACAACGTCCTGCTGGTCTTTCATGCCGTAGTAGTTCTTCGCACGGAAGATATATGCCACCGGATTTATCATGCCTTTTAACACCAAATCCGCGTCAATAGCGGCTAAAATGTTCTTCGCCCTTTTTATGATTCCTGCACGCGTGTCGCCTTTAGTCCCATGTCCCCAGTCCAAAACTGTATTTATATCGGCGCCTAATGACAGGCACATTTTCTCAACTGTGGGCAATCCGCCGTTCTGGGCGTAATACATGAAGAAATCAGCGAGGCGTTCTACACATTCTTCGTCAGACTTTACGATAGGCTGCTTGAAATCGCGAGAACATTCGGCCACAATAGCGCTCATGGTGTCTGCCGGGAGTTTCGTTGTGTCGATATTCACGGCAGGCTTGTGATTACCCGCGCCGGGACGTTTGCGTTTTACAGGCTTGTTGTCGTTCTCACTTGCCATTGATGATACCCTCCAGTCTGCCCAGCGCGATGGGGCGCAGGCGGTAAATGTTCTCTATGCAGTAATTCATTGCTTCCGCAACGTCGCTCCACTGCATATTCTCGATGTAACGAAGCTGCAGCAGTGTGCGGAGTGTGTCCGGAAGTGTGTCCGCGATAGTCGGGTCCGCTTTGTACGCCGCGACTACCGCAGAATAGTCGTACTTGGGTTTGCTCATGTATTACCTCCGTTCTGGGGTGGAATTAACCCCGTCATAATGCCGAACATCTTCTTGCAGTTCTCGCATTCGCCCTTGACCGCGTTCGTGTACACCTGCTGCAGCGCTACCGTGCGCCTGAAATAGTCGTGGGCTATCGCTTCGCCGCGTTCCCATGCGTCATAGTCGCGGAGTGCCTGCGCCTTTTCGCGCTTCGCCTGCTCAACGCTGATGAGTTTCTGCGAAAACGCCTTGTAGATGTTCCGCGCTGTTGTGTAGAGAGCCTGTGCGGACAGCCGCGCGTCCTCCGGGAGCGGTTGGCGCGTCCGCGCAAGCTCGAATATGTCATTTCCTGTCATATTACCTCCGTTCGCGCAATGTGTAACCGGTTGTAACCGAAAGAGTTCACAAACTGGTTACGCTTTTTGTGGCTTAACAATACGGGTTCACAAGGTGCGTAACCGCCGAAACCACTGTAACCGCCGACTTTTCCTACACGCGTAGAATATTTTTTAGTTTCACATTCAAACAAACGCAAATGAAAAATATAAAACATATAGGGTGTATCTGAGTTTGGGTGTTACGGTGGTTACGCTCACACTTGTGCATTATCTTTTCTGCTAGAAGTCGGGATAGTCGTCAGCCGCGCTGTTATCGGCTTCATCGGCATTTTCGCTCATCAATGTGAGGTGAACGCACCTTGTCGGCACTGTTCCTATCCGCTTTAAAACGCTCATATGCTTCTTGTCGGTGCGTCTGATAAGCCCACGGTCAGCCAGCCAGGACAGCAGGGAAGCAGGGTTAAACCCGCCCTCGCTGCATATCTGCTCGAATTTCAGCTTGATTATGTACACGGTGTCATCGCAGAATTCGCCCCAGACTTCCATGTTTTTCTCGGTCAGTCCAAACTTGTTCTGGTTCTGCGTGATGTACTCGCAGACATACTCGTAAGCCCGCTTATTCACGCTCACATCGTCCTTGGATTTGAGATAGGGCGCAATGTCAGCGGCAGTCAGCGCGGGTCCGTCAAGATAATTCTCGGTTATCAGCCAGTCGGCGGTGAGTATAAGCGCGCCGGACTGCGCCTGCTTCTGCGCGATGTTGTACTGTCTGACAAGCTCGTCCGAAAACGCCTTGAATTTCTCCTCCAGGCGCTCCATAACGCCCTCGGACATGATTTCGTTAACGAACATCTGCCCGAAGAATCCGTAGACGGATTTCACGAAATTTGCGACGTCACGCGGGCTGTCAAACTCCGGGCGGCTGTCGTCCCCGAAGAACTTGTCCTTGCACTCTATCTCGATAACGCGGTTGACTGAGCCGCCGCCGGAACGGCTGGAATTTATCGGGCGTTCTCCGGTGGATATCACGCAGTTACGCCACTCGGACGTATTGTCGATACCGCCCATTTTGTTGCCGCGCGTGCGCCCGCAGCCCTCCGTCAGCATGTAGATGGTGTTGTCCATTTCGCGGCGGCTGTCCACGATCTGGAGCTCGTCCACGATATACGGCAGCGAGTTGTAGAACGCCGCAGTTTTCTCCATGCCAACGTATGTTGAGTTGAATGTGGAGATATACGCGCCAAGCTCCGGGTTTCCCCAGCAGGAAGCCGCGCACATCGCAAGCACGGTCTTTGCGCTCTCCGTTTCGCCCCAGAGGTGCACCCAGAAGCAGTTGCAGCCCAGCGGTCTGACAAGCACCGAAGCCAGTGACGCAGCGAAAACCATGCGTGCTGCAACGCTGTTTCTGCGGATATTCTTGTTGATAAACTCAATCCACTTATCCCAATCACCTGGCTTGCCACGCCGTTTCACGCTCTCATAGCGCTTCTTGTACTCAACTTCACCATCAAAGGTCAAGCCGTCTGTGTAGGGCGCGAATTCGGTTTCTTCACCGCGCTTTATCCAGCCAAGCCGCGTTACGCACTCGACTTCCGGGAGAAGGTCGCCGGAAAGCTGCTCAACATCGTAGAGGTAGTTGACAAGGTTCCGCGCCGTTTCGGAAGTCACGACGATACCGGGCTTGGAAAGTTCGGTTATCTTGTTCGCGACCGAGATAGTCGTGCGGTCAACGATAAGTTCGCGCCAGTATTTGCCCTTGAAATACGCAAGCTTTATCTTCTCCTCGCCGGTGTCGATGTTGGTGTAGCGTGCGACAGGCATTATCGGGTGAGGACACGCCCAGACAAGCCCGCCTTTTTCGCCCTGCGTGCGCACTCCGGAAGCGTCGCACACCCACTTACCGCAGGGAAGCGTCACAGGCTGCAACGGGAAGTTGGTGTAGTTCCCGAGGTCGTCTGCAACGTCCTTGCGGCTCTCTGCGAACGCCTTGTACAGCGTGGGAAAATTCGTTACCCTGCACTTCTTTGCCTGGTCGGTCATTTCTGCGAGCAGGCGCTTCTGCTTGAATTTATCGTCCTTGAACATGTAGAGAAATTCGTAGGGCTTCTCGCTGTCCAGGAAGTCATCGCGGGTGTATTCGCTGATATCCGGGTAAATCTCGCTCATTGTTTCGGCAGTTCCGCTGCTGACACCATCGCCGAGCAGCTGGCTTGCCTTTTCGATATCCAAGATATCACTCCTTTCTCGCTGCCGTCATTTCCTTGTACGAACGCCAGTAGTAATAGAACACCTCCAGCATTCGGGCGGCGGTCTGGCGCTTGTCCTCAATGAACTGCACATCGAAGTGATAGCGGCTTCCGGTCTGCCATGCTTTTAGCGTGGAGTACACCATCGCGCCGATATCGGTTTTCACGCGCTGCGGGCTTGCTTTCATCTGCCATTCTGGGACGTGGTAGGCTCTGAGCGCTTCCCAGCTTCCCACGCCCTCGATGAACAGAGTAAGCTGCTTCGCAAGCTGCGCAGCGCTGTACAGTTCCTTTTCTATGCGCCCCCGGTCGCTGGTCACGTTGTTGTATATCTCGTCCACGTTCGCCTTGCGCTCCACAACGCAGGACATCGAAAAGTCGCGTCCGTCTGCGGTGAACGAATAGTCGCCGTAGTCGAGTTTGCGTTCCTCGTGCTTCACGCCGAGCTTGTCCAGCGCTTCGATGATGTGGGCGTTCTTCTGTTCCCGCGTATCGTGGAGGATAGTCACGGTTTTCAGGAAAGTTTTTTTGTCAATCGGCATGCGTCCATTTCCTCCTCTTTTTCTTCTTTGGCTTTGGCTTTGCCGCCGCGCCCTTTGCTTCATAATTCGAATATGTCCTGCTGTCGAAACAAAGGTATTCGCCGCGGAATGTGTCGTAGCAGATACACTCCGCAGCGTGTATGCAGCGGTCGGCTTTGGGGCAGGGGTTAGGGTGTGGTTTCATCATCAGTCTTGGCTCCCTCGTTCCACACGCTAACTGCTTCTTCTACGGTGTTGCCCCACACTATTCTTCCGCAGCTGATGATGTCGAAGCAGCGTATCACCCATTCTCCGTCATTGTTCTGGTCAACTATCGGTGCAATTCCCAATCCGCACCGACAGCGTTTAAGAGTTACTTTCATTTGTATTAGCCCTCCTTCTGTTCGCGACGGATCCGGTGGCAGCTCCTGACTATCTCATTATAGCAGCTTTCGCAGAGGTCGATTCTTGCCCACCTGTATTTTACGCCTATTATATACCCGAGCGTATCTCTTACTTTGTGAGATTCCATGCGTTTAGCTTTGAACATAAATCCATCTTTGGCGTTCATCTCGCCGCAGATATCGCACGACCTGCATTTTACTTTAGCCATTATCAGCCCTCATGTTCGTTTGCCGTGCAACGTTGTCCGCCTTTCCTTTTCTTCGTTTCACGCCCGCACATTTCCGTGTTTTTTCAGTTATCTGTCTGTTGTACACGTTTGAGCAGTATTCGAATTTTGCGCGTATAATGCCCTTGGCTCGTTTCATCATTTGGCATCCGCCCTCCTGTTCCAAAACTCAGCAATTGTCTTACGTTTATTTTCTTCGGTATCATTTTCATAAACTTCTACCGCGTATGGCGAGGCGCCGCATTGTTTGCATTCGACCGTCATTACATCGAAAGCGGTCCCTTTTAAGTGTGTAGGTGTTCTGTAATATGCCTTGCCCCCGCAGAACGGGCAGGGCTTTAATTTGGTTTCAGGCATTCTTTCACCTCCATTGGGCAACTCATCGGCTTGCAACCAATCGGGCAAGAAACCATGTACGTGCCCATGTTGTAATAGGTTTCCTGATACTCCTTCTTAGCTATAGGGCAGCTTTCGCATTTCCCAACTTCAAAGCTGTCTGGCGCATTTAATGTCACAGATAGGGAAACTTTTTTTCATGCTTTGCCGCCTCCGTCCATCTTAGCACCGCAGCCTTTATCAGACAGCGCCGTGAGCTGCGCTATGAGTTTATCAAGTGTCATTTTTGTCACCTCCAAAATATAACTCCCGTATCGTTCTCCCGTCCTTTCTGGGAACGTAGTCCATGAAATCACAGGAACGATACACGAATCGATTGTTGCACCAGCGCTGAAGATCTCTCAGCTTACGAGGCGCTATGGTTTTCCGGTATATTCGGATATCCGGGTCAAGCCCTATGCTCTGTATGAGCCTGACGCGGTGTAAATCCTCCTCGAATGTCGTGTTAAAGTTGGTCAGCACATAAACATAGGCATTGCGCTTTTTCGGATCATAGCCCACAACGTCAACGAACGTCTGCAAGCCTTTGACAATCGCTGCTTCATTCTTCATGAAATCGAAAGCGAAATGCCACATGCTACACTTGACTTGCCTGAGCATTAAGGCAACTTCCGGGGTGATGAACCGTGCGTCCAGCCCCTGAGTGAAATCTACGCTTGCGCCGCTGTCAATAAGCTGTTGTAATAATTCGTTCCGGTCACGGCAGGCAAGGAGATTAGCGTCAAGCAGTTTGATATTTTTCTGCCCTCGCCACCATTCCGAAAGGTCGGCGACTTTTCGGGAACACAATCCCTCTTTCTTGCTAACTATGCAGAAGTCACAGTTGTTGCAGCAGCCGCGTGTGAGGAAGCCATAAGCCGTGTCTTTGGTGTATTCCGGATAGAGTGAATAATCCGGATAGATATGCTCAATTTCCGATGGCAGGTCTTTATCACGGTCGCGGTGATAGATTTCCTTGCCGTCCTCTACCGTAATTGCAAAACCAGTTCCGCCGAATATTATCTCGTCGGCGTTGAACACTGTACTGTCCATCTGGCTGTACTCGTCTCCGAACACCTTTGAAACATACACCTTGTCGTAATGCGTGAAATGGTCAGCGAACTCTACTATATCGCCCTGTGCCTTGTGCCACGCTGATATTTTCATCAACGGAAGATTCGGAAAGTGGCGACTATCGACGTCGTATAAGCCTATTCGCATGGTGTTCCGTCCATCTTAGCGCCGCAGCTGGGACAGTAGCGGAAATGGTCTGCGTGTGACGGGTCAGACCAGTAAGCTGTGCACACCGAACACCTCATGTGTATATAGCCAGTTTCAGAATCGGGTTCCTTAAACCTGATCCAACGTCCATGCACCACCGGCGCAACATCGGCGGCAGGCTCATAGTCAATAACCTGGTCGATTGTCGCGGCGATAAACATCGGGCAATTTTCGTCGGAGCATACGTCCATTAACACCTTTCTTATGCTTTCGCGGTCTATGTATTCACTCATTCTTCTGTATCCTCATCAACGAAATCCTCGCCGAAACACTCCCGGAACATATCAGCCGACAGCTTGTACATTTTCTGGTGCCGTTCCTTGCTGTCTGTGTACTTCCCGGAATTGTGCGCGAGCTGTGTTATCTTTCCTCTGCATGTTTCAGCGGTGCACTCGCCGTTGTATTCGGCAAGGCAACCGCTGCATTCTTCGGTGTACTCGCTCATTCCTGTTTACCACCTTTCAAACCAGAATCTTACGTCCGTTCTAGGGCGTGCTATCATTCCAAACCTGACTAGATTACGGAAAGTTGCGCTGCATTTCATCTGCGTGTCATAGGCTCGTTCAATGATTTCCCTGAACCTCTCTACCGTGTACGTGGACTTGTAGTGATTACAAGCCCGGCACGCCGGATAGAGATTTGAGATATCGTCCTCACCGCCGAGGTGCAGTGGGACAACATGGTCTGCCTGCATGTCCTTGATAGTGATTTCGCAGCCGCAATAAGCGCAGCGACCGCCGAATTTCTCATAGATCTGCTGCCGCTCAGAGGTGGTAAGTTTTCTACGCTCACTCATTCCCGCTCACCTCCACATAGCACCACGATTGAGGCGGTCGTTTCAGCGGTCGTAAAGGATAGCTGCTATTTGTGCAATCCATATCACGCTCATGCTGATTAACCATGTCGTACTTCCAAAACTCGCAATTGGGGCAATCTTCGTCACAAAGGGCGCCAAACTCGCTAAGAGCTTTCGGCTTTTTGTAAATTTTCAGATTGGAGATATGCCAACCCCAAAACGTCTTGCAGAATCCCTCGCCGATGTACGCCTTAACATCATCGAACGTCATGCAGCACGAACGGCAGAAATCACAATCATTGGGATTGTCTGCTTCGTTTGAGGTAAGCACTTTGAAATCTCTGCGGCCGTCGTCATCGGGGAAATCGGCATCGCGAAATATTTCTCTGATGTCCTGGTAAAAGGCATCAGTTTTGCAAAACTCGGCTTCGTACTCGGAAATACTGTCGCAGGTGAATTCACCGATGACTTTCTGTTCGTTGCCGTTTGAATACGGCGATAATGTTTTAATGAATACCGGCTTTCCGTGATAGATTGTGCCGTAATCATTATCGCCGTCTTTCATTACATACATCAACAGGTCTTTGCTCTTAGACTGATATATGTAACATTTAAACGGCGTATCGATTTTCGGCCTGGTTTTGCGTACCTCAATAGTTTTCTTGCCGTTTGTGATAAGCCCGCACCATCGCGGCTGTATGCTTAGCAATACTGCTTTATCATTCATTAGCTTCTGCCCTCCTGTTCCGAAGCGACCGATACCGCAATCAGCGCTTTTGTGTTGTCCGGAATGAGTAAATCATGATATTTGCGGTAGTCGATATCCCATGCGTCAGCAAACTGGTTATCTCCAGGCGGAATGATTTTCACACTATCAGTCTTAGAAATCGCTATGGGCGCGGATTTCGGACAAATTATCCAGTTGATAGGTTCTGCGCGAATGGCAGGGAAAAAACCGTTTGCGTCAAAGATATATTCGGTTTGCATTCTTTTCGACGGCACCGGGATAATTGGAATACCATTGATGGATTTCACGAAAAACTCAAGACTGCCCTGCCTAAACTGAAAGGGTTTGAGTTTTGATTCATCGGAAAGCATGAGCTTATCGTAAACAGGACGGCTCATTACGATAACGACGTCGCCCTCGTCGCCGGTGATATCGCGGACCTCACCGAGCTGCGCCAGCAGAGATGACATCACGGTAGCCTTGTCCGGAGTGTAGGTATCCTTGATTTCAGCGGCGGCCGCCAGCTTGGAGTAGCGGTAAGCGTCGATCTCGGGAATCACCTGAGTGCGCTGGAACTCAGCCGC